GTTCCTGTGGACTTCTCTTTCCGGTGGCGTGTTATCAATCTGTCTGCTAACTTGCTGACAGGTGCGGTTACTGCAAATACTGGCGTTACGATGACTCGAGGGAATGTCTTGGCTTCAAGCACCAAAGATTTCTTGGTACGTATTACCAACGGTACTCCTTTGAGCACTGTGACTAATATCACTTCTACCAATGCTTCTGCAGTTTTGTCTGGCTTCACCTCCGCGCAACTTGCAACACTTTCCATCGGTCAAGTAGTCACTAATGCAGTTTCTGGTCAGCAAGGTAATACCATCATCGGTATCAACTTGACAGCTGGAACTGTGACAATGTCCGGTAACAGCAATGCTACAGCTTCCGCCCTGACTTTCACCTTCTCGCCTACCTATACCATCACTGGTTTGGCAGCGTAATCTCATAATTCTAAGGAGTTCCAAATGTCCACAGGTATCTTTACCACTGCCAATCTGACTCAAGATCTGGCTAAGAAATCTTTTGCAGGGATGATTACCCGCCTGATGCCTAACGGCACAGCACCTTTGTTCGGCATGACTTCCATGCTGCCATCTGAAACTGCTGTTCAAACTGAGCATGGTTTCTTCACCAAGACTATGCTGTTCCCTCAGCTGACCTGCTCTGGTGCGGGCCAAGCCTTGGGAGATACAACTTTCACAGTTACTTCTACATCGAACGTACTCCCAGGTATGTTGATGCGTGTAGATACTACAGGTGAGAACATTCTCATCAACTCCGTGCTGTCTGCTACGCAAGTTCAGGTGCAGCGCGCTGTTGGTACTGTGGCAGCTCAGGCTATCGCAGCATCCGTGGCACTGTTCCAAGTTGGTAATGCCTTCGAAGAGTCGTCTGTCCGTCCTCAGTCTCTGATTATCAACCCAGTTCGTATTACCAATCTGACTCAGATTTTCCGTAATACTTGGGCAATCTCTGATACCGTGCGTACAACTCAGATGATCGCAGGTGAGACCAATGTTGCAGAATCTCGCCAAGATTGCGCAGCTTTCCACGCAGCTGATATTGAGAAAGCCATCTTCTTTGGTCAGAAGTCCCAAGGTACTCGTAATGGTCAACCCTTCCGTACAGCTGATGGCTTGATCAACATCGTTGGTAACTTGAGCTACTACCCTTCTTCCTACAGTGCAGTTAACGTGAACACCGCTGGCAGTACCACCAACTACACCCAGTTGGAAGGTTTCTTGGATCCAGTGTTCAATCAAGCTACTGATCCAAAGGTTGCTAATGAGCGTGTCTTGTTTGTTGGCGGATCTGCCAAGCGAGTTCTGAATAACATCGGTCGCTTGAATGGTACTTACAACATCACTGATGGCCAGACTTCCTATGGTCTCCAGTTCTCTACCTTCAAGACTTCTCGCGGAACTTTCCGTATGATTGAGCATCCTCTGTTCAACTCGAACTCCAGCTGGAGCAAGATGGCAGTTGCTGTGGATTTGTCTAGCTTCCGCTTGGCTTATCTGGGTGACCGCAAGACTCAGAACAAAGAGTTCAACCAAGATGGCGACGCTTCTGACAACGGTATTGACGCAGTGGGCGGAACCTTGACCACAGAACTCACCTGTGTTATCAAGAATCCTCCTGCTAACGCCATCGTATATAACCTGACAGCAGCAGCAGCTGGTTAACAGGTTCTAGGCTCCTTCCTAGGGATGGCAGATACTGATCAGGCACTGCCATAAATAAGGCCAGATCAACTTCTCTAGGAAACCAAAAGGAATATCATGTCAACTCTTCGCGTTTTTAAGGCAACCTTGCCTTCTATCAATTACATCTTCAAGAATGGCAAACCTGCCATCTTTATCAATGGGATGTATACAACTGATGTACCCTTTGAAATTGAGGAACTTGATGCAGAGATTGCAACTCGCCACCCTCACATCTTCATCGACGAAGCCATGCGTGAGATTGATTCTGCCAAAGTGGATCCGATCGCAGCTTTGCGCGAGAAGATCATTGCAGAGTACAAAGCAACTATGGCAGCCGCTACTGACCAAGATAATGATCGCGGCAATTCGGTGCAAGGTCAGCTCAAGCCTGCATCTTCTGTAGATATTGCAGCAGCCTCTGCCGGCGGATCTGGTGCAGGGTTGGCTGCTCGGATTCTCAAAGCATCTCACTAACTAGGCCCCTACCATGACACTTGCGGAATTGATTCAAGAAGTTTATACAATCACAGCTCGTTCTGACCGTGTGGATGAGACAGCTTCGGCCATCAAGTCCGCAACTCTCAAAGCTCACCAGTCAGATTATTATTACAAAGATCTGTATGAGGTAGGAGTTGATTTCGGTACCTCCGCCTACCTGCAATCTCTGGATTACAGAACTGTGATTCCTCGCTGGCGCTCCCTGAAATATCTGCGTAAGTATGATCTTACCACCTTGATCCCGGGAGCCTTTCTCACCCTCCTAACTCCTGAAGGATTGATGGATCGGTATAACGTAGAGAAGACAAACATCTGCTACGCTGCAGGGGCTTACATTAACATTAAGTCTGATTCTCAAGAGCAGGGTTATCTGGTAGGCTGCTATGTAAACCCAGATATTACCACTGTAGGTTACAACTCTTGGATAGCATTGGATCATCCTTATGTCATTATCTTCGACGCTGCGGCAACTGTTTTCAAAGCTATTGGAAAAGATGAAGAAGCTTCTGCGTATCGCGGATTGGTTCAGGAACAAATTTCGATGCTGCGGGCATCTAACATTATTGCGGAAGGATATTAAAATGACAACAGTTTTCGGCGGTACCCCAATTCTCCAAACTGCCTTGAGTGCCTCAGGCTCTCTAGTTCCTGAGCAGTTCACAGCATCTGTGGGCCAGACAGTATTTACTCTCACCAAGTTCATTTACACTGTGGGATCTAACTCCCTAATTGTGTTTGTGAATGGCGCGAAGAAGATCCTAACTACCCATTTCACAGAGACTTCTAACGCTACCTTCACCATGGTAACTCCCATGGCAGGAGGTGAGGTTGTAGATGTTATCGGCTTCCCTCTCTCCACAGTTACTCAAGTAGCTCCGATTCTTTCTGCCCCTCTGGGTGGAACTACTCTCGCAAACTTTGTCCTCGATGGAACTTCCCCCGCAGCTAAGGTAATCTTTACTGATACCGTTCCTGCGGGCTGGGGAGTTGGAGCTGGCCGCCAGACTGTGAGTTTCGATCTCACATCTACCAATTTCTTCGCCCTCAATCCTAATGCCCACGCTGCTATCGTTCTACGTTGCGATACTGATGTGATTGCATCTGCTGTGCGCGGCCAGGGTATGCTCTTTGGTAATGCTACAGGATTCACCGACCCTTCTGATCTGAATCCAACTCCGATGCTGGAGACTTGGTTCAATGGTCTGTTTGGAGCCGGGGCTTATACCTGGTCTAACTCCGACGGTGCGCGCTCCAAAGGTGGTATGTTAGATGGAGTCTCCTATCGAATTGTTATTGACTCTACAAAAACAAATGAGGGTGCTCGATACATTCGCTATCGTATGTGGAGCCGTCCATCCCCTACAGGAGTCTTCGTTGCTGAGGTGGATTCGGGTGATGTGTTAGATCATAATCAGTGGGCAGATCTCACAAAGACTGGTCTGGTATTTGGTTATGTGTTCGAGTCCACCTTGGTAGGCTGGAGCTTAGGCTTTACCAATGTGAAAGTTACTTGGGGCCCTGCAGAATCTTCTGTGCCAGATCAGACAATCAAACTCTCCCGCTTCGGCGCAGAGCTGGAAGGCAATCTTAACTTCATTGGCAATGGCCGGAAGGTGAATATTACCTCCAATGGCACAGTTACCAACTGGACTTATGTTCAGAATAAGAACGTTAATCAGGCAACTTCTTGGACAGCCTGGCCCAACGGTTCCTCCACCACATCTAACTTTGTCTCCTTGAATTCCTCTACTCCTGGAACTTCCTATCGGGCAGCTACCTATGGAATGGCCGGAACTGTTGCTCTCCTAGAAACCTTCCACTCTGGACAGGCAGATCCTCAGCTTGGTGTGAACATCGGAGCATCTAATCGAGTAGCAACTTTCAAGACTACAGGTATCAATGTGCTTGGAGGCTCTAAGGATATTGGGCAAGTAATACCTTACGGTGCAGGTATCACTAATTGGGGAGGTGCTAACGCTACTACTTTTGCTACTACTGCTACCAATGATGTCGATAACTTCTGTACTGTAGCGTTTATCAAGAATTTTATCAACGCTTATAGCGGTATGCCACTTATAGAAGCTGATGCCGTGGAGATTGCTATTCGCCCTCTCTACTGTCTTATGTCCTACCTAGTTAAAGATCTACAGAATAAGAAAGTAATCTAACTCCCCCCTCCCCCCCCCCCCTCTTATAATTTTTGGAG